TGTTTACCGTCATGTAACGGTTAGCTTCAGATGGATTCTGAAGCTGTACAAGGTTACGAGTTTGACTATTGATACGGAACCATTGCCGGCCTTCAAAGAACGCTAAGGCTTGCGCCCATTCAAGTTCCATCTCTTGCCTGGCTCGATACGCTGAATCAAACTGTTCTTTTACGTAAGCTGAAACCCGACGAGCTTCGTCAGGATCTTCAAGTGGATCCACAGACCATTCATTAGGATCAATGTCCAATTTAAGAATATCTGGATCAGATGTTTGTAAATTACCTTTATCAAAACTGCCAGGTGTACCCTTATCATTAGGCTGACTAAAAGCCAATGACTTAGGTTGTTGACTTGCGCGAGACATCATCTGTGAGATGCTTTGCGGAAATACGTTATTAGTGTTCCTTGGGGGCATTAGATGAACCGCTCCTCAGTCAATCGAATATATTCAATACCTTCTTGACGTCTGCGGATTTTTCGCAGATTAGACCAAGTTAAACCGGTAAACGTAGCGATAGTCCCAAGCATCAATACTTCGATGATATCAAAAGCACTCATACAAACTTGTCCTCTTTGTTGCTGTCAAGCCAAGATGACTTCCATGGCTTACCACGTTCGGTCTCAGGGCATTTAACTGGGTACTCTCGCCACATAACACCATACCTGCAACTATCAAGCGCGTGGTCGCTTTTAGTGCCGGCATCAAGATCTTCTGGATCTCTTGGGTCTGCCATAGCTGCAGTAAGTTCTCTTATAAGGTTAGGACATGCACGTCGGACAATTTTAAAACGTGGGTAATGAACTCCGTCTTTAACGCGTTTACCAGCAAGCCATTCTTTCAGACGACGCCAACCAGCTTTCCTATCTTTTACGGCGGCCACTGCAGGAAGATTACGTCTCCACCAAACTTCCACAGGATACTCACCAATACGTTGTTCGTGATTCTTAGGAGGAAAAGTGTTTGCCCAGTCAAAAGCAATTGCTTCAATTTTTGTACGCCACGGGCCATCAGGTTTATCTTTTGCAACAGGTTCAGCTATGTTGTGTAGTTTTAGCAACTGCAACAAATCTTCAGCTTGTTTACTGCTTACGCGACCAGCTTCGTAAATTTCACCAATGACATATATGTCTTCATTCTCATCTGAAGCGTACAGCAATGTAGCAGCTGGAGCGCCTGTACCAAAGTCATGAGATGCCCACACTCTCCACCACGGTTGTAACTCAACGCTTTCAACAACATGCCAAGGCTTACCGGATGCATCATATTCTTGGAACTCAGGAAAGAACCGTCCACCTACGCCAACTTCGTGCTGGCATTCACGCAGGAAAGAAATAATGCCGTAGTCATCAATTTCACGCTGGCAAACAGATATGTCTTTATGTGACCAGGTTGCTTCTCCACTAGTAATCTTGTACCCAGTACGTCCATCCTCACGTTCAAACGGCTCATATGTCAATCCTTTGACTGCAGGAACAATAGGACTTTGTACACGATATTGGAGCATGTCCAATTCACCAGACAGTACCTGTCCCATTACGCTGTTTGCATGGATTTTGTTTTGCACAAAGACTATCGCGCAGTCCGTCGATTTAGCAGGAAGAATCGTCTGTGTTATCGTGGATATCTTCTTATCAACGCGATTAACACTGTCATCAAGCTCATCAATGTCATCAAGGATGATGAAATCAGGACGAAGGTGGTCAAGTTTGACACCTCTTGCTCCAGTATCAAGACCAAACGCCAAAACGTTAAACCCATTAGCAGTCCTAAGCTTAGACGCATTCCAACCCTTTGAAAAGCCATATTTATTCAATGCTCTTTCGATCCCACAACGCTCCATTGTGTGACCAATATCCGATACGTGTCTATCAGCAGCTTCTTGTGTACTACATACGTACAGCAGAAACCTACGAGTACCTTTTACTGCAATCCTAGCAGCAATGTGTTCCATTGTGGTTGACTTACCGCCACCACGAAACCAACACTCAATAAGAGCTGGGGGTGCAACACCTGGAGTGATGCTTTCAGCCCATTCCCAGGCGCGCTCGTGATGTGTACCGAGGGAGCTGGACATAGCGTGTGGTGCATATGTCCTAAGCCATTGTTTGTAATCCAAGCTAGAACCATCCACGGCAAAAGCCTTTCCACTATCGTAGTCGCCGGTCTTGATGACATCTTCAATCTGCCCGTTAAGGGCTTCAAGCAAAGCTAAAGCTAACGGTTTGTCACTACGAGTATATTGTTTAAACTCATCACTAATATTTTTACTGAATCTGCTTTGGGCCATTGTCTTCTCCAACTATGGTTGCGTCAATAATAGGCTCAGACTCAAGTTCGTGTGAATACATACGCATTAACTTATTGATGCCAGATTTAATAGATACCAACACTTCTTGATCTCGAACACTCCCTTTTACGACCTCGACAATTTGCAAGACTAACATCATCGCTTGGTTCGCTTCAATAGTGTATGCCTTTGTAGCCATCATTCTTTGTTCAGCTTCAACAAGGCTAGCACGACGATCAATCAATTCAAGCACATCTTTAGACGCAGAGTATTCATCCATGCGCTCTTTAAGTAAATCGCCGATCTGTTCAAATGCATCAATAAAGTCTGGGCTACCTAACTTTGATTGAGCAAGGTAGTACGCTGATTCAATCTTTCGGTATTGTTCAAGGCCAACGCCTTCGGACGCAGCTTCCGCGCGCACGTCTACTAGTGCTGTCACATAAGCTGTGTCATCACGAAGGCTAAATAGATCAGGGTCATCGCGATACTTATCTACCTTTTCAAGTAATTGTGACCCGACCTTTTTAAAGCGAACACGTTCCTTCTGGAATAAGTGACTCAAGTATTGCGGTTTCTCACTTTTAAGTAAGTGAACTTGCCCATGCGCTGCACAATATTTCTGTTCTTTAAGAGAAGGATTCTTACATTGACGCTTTGTTCCATCAACTGTAATCATCGCCTCGCAACATTTTGCGTAGTTACCACTAGACATACGTTTGTAGACACCATCTTGGCGCTCAACGTATGACGGATCATCTACTCCTTGGGAATCGAACATATCTGCAAGTATACTGGCACCATGTCAAAAACAAAGCCTGATCATTACCGTAATGCAAAATTTGATGCGTGTGACGTATGTGATGACTGGCAACTAAAGCGATGGCCGGCTGCTGCAATGAAGTACATTCAACGAGCTGGCACCAAGCCTAATGAACTATATGAAGATGACATCCTAAAAGCTATCTGGTATTTGACTAGAGATCTAACCAAAGATAAAAGTATCTGCGACCATGTAATAAACACAATCGCAGATAATCTTAAAAGCGAACAACAGGAGGTTTCTTAAAAGGTTTTAAAGCAGACTTTTTAACTGACTGAACTAACCCACCAACTGCTTTTCTTACTGGAGCTGCAGTAAGAACATTTGCAGTACCTCTAATATACTTATTTTTAGAAGCTAGCCCTGCATCACCAGTCATACCAGCTATTTTCATTAATGGTAAAGCACCAAGTACTGTGTCCACTGGATTAAATGGGGCTACAGTAGTTCCTTGAGTTGATGCTACCTGTGCATTAGAAGGCTGTATACGGCGTGGGCGATTAGTATTTGGGTCTATAACAATACTACCGTCGCCTGGATTTACTTCTAATTTATCCTGGCCTACACGTGGAGGTACATAACCGGCTTCAGTGTTGCGAACTGGCCTAGAAGTACCAGTGCGCCATGTTCCTGGTATAAATTTATAGCCTTCTCCTGTACGGTAATTGCCAACTTCTCTAGAGTCATACTTACCAGTAACACTTTTAAGGCTACCCATACGTCCTTTAGACACTACGTAGTCTTCTAAATCATTAATAAGCTTTGGGTTAAAACCAAATGCCTTAGCATAATTTAAATGGCGGTCAAGTTGATCCAGTGAATCTTTATCAAAACGGTTTCCCGCAACCATATCGTTAATGTACTTGTATAATTTTTTTTGATGCATTGACGCAGCTTCGTCATCATCAGACTGACCAGCAGGCATTGGGTTTCGCATATCAGCTGTCAACCCACGCAGCATAGGGTGTTGAGTCATTGCCTCTAAACCCAAAAGCTGCGCATTGTTGGCACCTTCTTGACCAAGAGCTGTTTCCATACCTTGACCAATTGCACGAAAAGGAACCATTCCTAATTCAATAGCTCCTCGCCCTAGGTTACCCATTGTCTGTGGCAACTGACGTACACCAGATGCAGTTGCACGGTAAGCATTCTTAGCACCACGACTAATTGTTTGAGGGAATCTCAATACACCGCGAGTAGCTGCGTTAACACCTTGACGTGCAAGACCGTAACCAAGGCCTGCTACATCACCCACTAATCCTGTAGCATCTTTAGCTAAACCAATGTCTTCAGCTATGCGTCGTCCACCACTATCAATGTATCTAGGCTCTTGAGGCATTTGCGGCTGCTTTCATTTCAGACATGGTCGTTCCAGGTTGATACCGGCCACGATACGCAGCCAATAGATCTTTACCCTTTCCAGGATTACGAGACTCGTAGTCCTGAGTAACACCCTTATCCTTGAAGTTCCTCAACGATGTTTGATCACCAATTTCTTTATCAAACTTCATCATAATGCGATTACCTTGATCTTGATCAAGTCCATCACGCTCAAGCATATTAGCCAGGTGTTTTCGTCCAACTTTGACACCACGCTGAATAGTTGCATCAAACGCTTCACCAAGATAAGACTTTGTGTCTCGTACAGCTTTTTGCTGATTACGCATCGTTGAAGTTAAACTACTTTGTTCTCCACTTCGTACACGATATGAACTACTCTGACTTTGCTCAGTTTGTGGCGCAGGCGCTTCTTGTTCGCGTGGAGCAGATCGTTCGCGCGAGGAGGTATATCGCTCACGACCACCAGACGAATCTGCGTAGCTGCCTTCTTGATCGTAAGGCATTGCACTTCGACCAGGAATCTTGATGTCTTCAAACTTAGGTGGCGTAACGGCTTGTTTTACACCTTGACGTCCACGCAAAAGACCACCTGCGTAACTAACAGCGCCTACTGCTGGTACAGCAATAGCTGCCCCAATAGCAAGCTTCTTGTTTTTAGCTGCTAATGAACGGGCAATGTCTGCAGTTTTACGAACAGCCTTAAGGCCTATTGCACGGTCACGACGAACCAAATCAACTAGACGTCCAGTATGCCTTGCATCCCTTCTTTTTGCGTCTTTAATAATGCGTCCAGCAGCACTCGTCGCCCTTCGCGTACCTTCACGGCCAACACTTAAGCCAGCTTCTCTTTCACGCTGACTCATTTCCGACCAAATATGCATTCGTCGGTCTACGGGAGTACGACTTGCTATTTCATCAATACGGGAAGTATCAGCCATTAGTTGCCTCGTTTAGCCGCAGCATCTCGTTTAG